CATGGCTGGCTTGGCCTGCTCCACGAAAGCGCCGATCCAAGTCTGGGCCCTGTCCAGTCCATCGGCCAGGCTGTTGATAGCGTCCGCGCCACCCGTCACCTTGACCTCCCAGGTGGCCATTTCGTCAGACAGGGCGGACAGGTTGGTGGCCGTTTTCTTCAGCTGGTTGTTGGCATCCAGGAAGGACGGCACGATGGCGTCCACAGCCTTCACCACCAGGGCGAAACCCTTTATCAGCACGGTGACGATCTTGGTGGCGATTTGGGCCATGGTCGTGGCCACCACTTCCAGCCCGGTGACGATGGCCGCCATGCCCCGCAGGATGATCTTGGGCACTTGCAGCTGCCACTTCAGCCACCCCACTATCAGCTTGTCGATGAAGTCCGCCGCCGCCTTCAGGGCCTTGGGGTCGGACAGGGCGTTGTTCAGGAAGTCCACCCCGCGCCCCACCAGCTTCACAACACCCTGGAAGGTCCCGGTGGCCACGATGACCATGCCCACCTTCTCCAGCAGGTCCCCGAAGCTGTTGCCCAGCTTGTCCAGCTGGCTGATGGGCAGGGACCCGATAGCCTCGGACACCCCGCTACGCATCTGCTTCACCAGGCTGTTGAACTTGTCTTGCCTGTTGCCGGTCTTGTCGATGACCACGCCCAGCTCGGTCCAGCCTTGGCTGATGCCGGTTAGGGACTTGGCTGCAATTCGCATCATGTCCAGCGGGGCACGGCCCGCCTGCAAGGCACGGTCCTGCACAGCCGGCACCACCCGCTCGATTTCGTCCACCGTCAGGCCGAACTCGGCGCCCACCTTGGCCAGGGTCAGCGTCACCTCGTCCCCGAAAGTGGTGACCTGCTGCCGCGCGGATGCGAAATCCTTTAGCCGCGTCAGGTTGTTCTTCACCTCCTGGCCGGACTTGGCCAGGGCAGCCGCTAGCTGGATCTCAACATTCACCTGCTTCTGGGCTGCCGAGAACATGCCGGCGGTGGCCTTGCTCGCTGCCCTGAAGGCTGCCACCACCCCCCTGGCGATGATGGTAGTTTTCGCAAACGTGCCCAGCAGGTCCTTGGACTTCTTGTCCGTTTTCTTCAGGTTCTTGTTCAGGGAACCAAAGGCTTGGCTGCTCCTGTCGTCCCCCTCAATGATGAATTCTAGCGGTGTCGCCATGCCCTACCTCGATGCGCTGGAGCCCACGATGAAAACCGGCATTGGCTGCTTGTTGCCGTAGGCTTTCAGGTGTGCCTTGTTGCTCTCTCGTCGATTGTCCAGGCTGGTTTGCACCAGCACCTCCAGGACTCTAATGGGCACCCGCAGGACCCCAGGCCACCCCAGGTTCAGCTCCTGCATGGCCTGTGCTATCAGCTTGTCCCCGCCTCCTCCCCGTCGTCGAAAGGGGCCGCCAGGAACTCCATCATGGTGGGCATCACTCGCTGGAAGTCCGAAAGCGTCATGCTGTGCAGGAAGTCCCGTTCCCGGGGCTCCCATTCCGCCACGTCGTTCTCCCGCTTCCGCACAAGCATCCACAGGATCTTGCCCAGCGCCGCCCTGGACTTCATCACGGACTCCCCGTCTGCCTGGGTCTCCATGATTTCGGCCATGTCGATGCCGGACTCCTCCAGGTCCACCATGTCCCCGAAAGTCAGCTCGTGCAGCTCGTGCTCGGTGCCGTTGCTCAGGGTGATGGTCTTGGTTTTCGGTAGTGCGTCCACGTGGTCCTCCTTTGTTTCCTTTGGTGTTCTTGTTTACACCACCAGGGTATAGGCGGACTCGGCGTTGGTCAAAGTAATGGTGTAGGCAGGCGTGCCCACGGCACTGGACTGCGCCTCCATGGACAGGCTGGTGCGGACAGGCCCGAGTCCAGCAGCACGTGGTTCCGCCGGGCTGTTCAGCACCAGCTCGTCGAAGGAAACCAGCAGCTGCTCGGACGCGCTGCCATACAGCAGGAAGGTGCCCGACGAGAACCGGGACCCCTCGGGGTCGTCCAGGATGTTCAAGAAGGTGTCGTCATCGGACTCGATTTCCGCGTCGATGGAAATCTCCTGCTTGCCGGAAGGCATCGGCAACAGGGTGCCGATGGACGTGATGTCGTGCCTGAAGTCCAGCCCGGTGTTGATGGTGAAGCCGGCGCCGTGGCAGATGTATCCACCGCCGTCCAGCGTCAGGAAATCGTTGGCGCCCGCCACCTGCCCCGTGGGCGTCACCATGTAGTTGGTCTTGAAGGTGGGGCTAACCGTCTTGGTGTTCAGCGTGTAGTGGGTGCCGATGAAGGTCAGGGTGATCTGCACGAACCCGTTGGGCTCGAAAGAAACCTGGCACTGCTGGATCGTGCAGTCCTGGTAGAAGGTGCTTTGCAGTGCGCCCGCCGCCGTGTTGTCCCCGCGATACACCTCGATGCCCAGGGCGTAGCCGTTGGCCAGCACGTAGTGGCTGCCGCTGGTCCTGGTCGGTGGCGAGAATGCCCAGGAGTAGGTCCCCACCGTGCCACTGGACGCCACGTTGTGCCCCGTCACCATGCGCAGGATGTCCTGGAGCCCATCGAAAGTCGCCATCAGGCTGATGGTGCCAGTTACGCGCCGGTGCCCTGCCTTGATTAGGCTGGCAAGTTTGTACTCGCTGGTTAGGTCCGCAAACTCGATGCGGTCACGCTCCACCTGGATCCCATCGAAAGCGTCCGTCACTCGAAAGAACAGCTCCATGTCCGCGTTGGTCATGGCTGTGCCGAAAGCCCCCAGGCCGAAACCGACGTAGGCGCCTTGTCCTAGTCTCACCATCTTGTGCTCCTTTTGGTCAGGCCCGGGCCGACCTTCCTTCCACCACTACAGTCACAGCCACAGCATACACCTGGCGGTCCTCGTTCAAGGATGCCGCGATGCGCTCGGGCGGGTCAGTTTCAATGCCGACCGGAAGCGCCCGTAGAATATCAAAGCCGGAAATCGTTGCGTTCATGTTGAACAGGTCACCGGCGGACAGGATGAACACCTGGGCCAGTTCCTCGGCGTACTGGGTGCGCAGGTCCACCACGTTGGTGCCCGCAGCCCACTGGCCCACCATCACCACGCGCAGCTGGGTCCTGGTGCCCACCAGGTCCCCCGTGATGTCGGACAGGTCCTGGTCGTCCCCACCGATGTGGATGCCAATGCGCTCTGCCTTGACGTAGACAGCGGGCAGGTCCCCCAGGGCGATGTCCTCCACGTAGAAGGACAGATCCCCCTCCTGCACAACCACCGGGGCAAAGGTGATAGTGGTGCCGATCTTCGCCACTATCAGGCTGATGGCCGCTTCCACGATCTCGTTGGTTTTCAGGTTGGTGGTCATTTCGCACGGCCCCCTGCCTGGTTATCGCCGCGCCTGTTCAAGTCCTCCACGGTCTTGTCCAGCTCCTTCTGGATGCGCTTGGCCACTGCCGGCGCCTTGGCTCTTGCAGCCGGCGCCAGGAATGGGTGGGCCTCGGTGCCCTCGGCTGCCATCTTCCTGCCGACAAGGTAGGCCACCCGCTCGATTTCGTCCGGGTTGCTGATGCCCAGCTTGCGCTGCACCCACAGCTCCAGGACCCTGGGCGGTGGCATCCCGCCGGGGCTCCTGCCGTGCTCCACGAAATACCCATAGTTGCGCGGGTCCCCCGTCTGGTTGGCGGTGGACTTGGCAGCCAAGCCTGGCCCGATGACCGCCCGCAGGCGCTCCTCGTCCATCTTGTATCCCATGGACGCCCGCAGGTTGCCCATGTTGATGTTGCCCCCGCTGGTCAGGTTCAGCATTGCCTGCTTCACCACCAGCTCGGCGCCGCGCCGAAACCCACGCACCAGGGCCATCTGGATCTCCATGGGATACTGCCTGGCCACCCGGCGCACTGCCTCGGTGTTGGTCTTGACCCTAATGGCAATCATGGGCTAGGCCCTCTGGAGGATCAGGACGCCCTCCACGTGGTGCTCCTGTGCCTCGTCTGGCCCCAGCGGCATTTCCCGGGCACCCTCCACCAGGAAGGTCAGATTTGGGGTGCGGTCAGTCCACACCACCTTGTCCCCCTGCTTGATTGCGGTGCCGGCCTGAAAGATGGCCTGGAAAGTCTCGATAGCTGTCCTGCCCAGCATCGTGAAGGCCGAGACATCGGACAGCGGCATGATGCGGCATTCCACGCTGGAGCTTTCCAGCGTCCAGTTGGGTGTTTTCTTCCGCCCCACTAGCGTGTGCACGCTGGTGTAGATGTCGCAGGTGTGGACCAGGGACGCGTGCAGCATCAGTTACTCCACCCCACCGGCATGGTGTGCAGCCTGTAGCCGGCAAGCAGGGCCCGCACTTCGCTGGGCCAGGTGCTGGCCTGGAAGGACAAGGTGACCGCGCCGGTGGTGCTGGACTGGATGCCACCCATGCGCCGGCGGTTGAACCAGGCGCTGGCCAGAAGGATGGCAGCCTGCTCCACGTCCACGGGGACGGTGGCAAAGCCTCCCTCATACACCACCTGGATGTTCCGCACGCCCTTCCAGAACACGGGGGTGGTGGTGGCGAAGATGCCCAGGGACGCCGTGGGCAACAGCGTGATGGTGCCCGAGTCGTCGAAAACGTAGGTGGAAGCGTCCACCGCCGTGATGTTGGAAAAGTCCCTGTCGGTCGAAACCTTCAGGGTGGTGACCGTGCGCACCGGGGGCTCCTTCACCAGGATGATGTCCAGGCCAGTCCCGTCCAGCTCCTCGGTGTAGGTGGCCCCCTCAAAGGTGCGCCGGCAGTAGCGATTGATGGCAGCGGTGGCCCGCAGGGCAAGGTTGGCGATCAGAGCATCGTGGGCGGTGCCGCTGATGCCCTCGTGCTCCTTGAAGTCTGCCGCTGTGAATAGGGCCACCGTGCCACCTCGCTCAGTCTACGTTGATGATGGCACACGCTGCCGGCGTGGCAGACGGGTCCCAGTTGGAGTCCGTGATGTCCCCTTCCTTGGCGGACATCGACCACCTGGCGGTGGCCACGACATCGTTGCGCCCGGCAATGATGTCCTTATCGCGCTCCAGGCGGAAGTCCCGGCGGTCTCCAACGGTCCAGTTGGTGCGGTTGAACACCAGGGCCGTGGAAAGCGTGTTGCCGGTGGCCGCGTTCATGCCAGTGGCGGAAACGCTGTCCTTGCGCTGCTCCACGCCGTGCGAGACGAACATGGGCACGCCGAAAATGCGGCCCAGTTCACCCGTCAGGATGGTGGCCCGCGCGCCATACTTGTCCACCGTCTGGACGGGGCTGCTGGCCTCGGTCAGCAGCTGGATCCACTGCTGGGCGGTGCAGGCACCGACCACTTCACCCGTGGCGATGCGGTTGGCTCCGAACTTGCCCATGGTGGCCAGGGCGCTGCCGATGTCCACGTAGGACAGGGCGTTGGCTCCACCGTCCACCGTGTTGGCGGTCCCGGTGCCTGCCGCGTCCAGGGCGTAGTGGCGGATGCCACCGATGCCGCCCTGGTACGTGCTGTAGGCACCACTGGACCACTGATAATCCACGTCGATGTGGGAAGCAGCAACAGGGTCACCGTTCACCATGGCCTCCTCCAGTCCTTCACCCATGGCTCGGATGATGGCTGCCCGCATCGTCGGGACGATGGCCACGATGCTGTCCTCGTTCACCTCGTCGCTGAAAGCCTGATAGACGGCAAACACGTGGGCGTTCCACGTGCGGTTGCCACTCGTCAGGGCGGACTCGGTGATGTTGGCCAGCTCCACCTTGCGGTATGCCTTGCCCACGCCAGTCAGCAGCGGGTTCACCCAAGGGTTGGCCGGCTGGCTCATGTGCGGGATCAGGTTGGTGAAGGGCATGGCCAGGCGCACCTCGTCCAGCAGGTTGGTGCTGAAGGTGGTGGGGATCCACTCGGAAACCCCGCCCGCCGTGGTGGTGTCCAGGGCCTTGCCGTGGAAAGCGGCCAGCCCCTTCATCACCTGGTCGTGCTTCTTGCCGAGGCTCGGGCAGCGGTCCAGGAAAGCCTGCCGCTCTCCCTTGACCTGCTTCTGCTCCATCCAGTCCCTGCCGTAGCCTTCTCCCTTGGTGTGGGTCAGAAGGAAGTCGGCCAGGAAAACCTCGTCCATGGTCTTCAAGGCGTCCCGCACGTTCTCGGGGACGATCAGGGAATCCTGGGTCTGGCCACGGGCGTCCGTGCGGTAGATGCTCACCGCCTTGACATCCCGAACCCCCGAGAATCCTTCCTTGCCCAGCCAGGTGCCGGCCCCGCCGAAGTTGCCCCCGCCGATCTCCAGCGTGGTCTTTCGGATGGCTTCACCCTCCAGCGCCTTCAGGATCTTGGCGGTGTCGTCCTCCAGCTTCTTGAACCGTGCTTCTGCCTCACTCTTGGGCAGGGACAGTTTCAGAACATTCTCCACCTGGCTCTTGATCTTGGCCAGGGCTTCCGTTGCGTCCATCTTTCGCTCCTCTATTCGGATGCCCTACTGCGGGCCGTCGATGTTTACAGGCTGCCAATGAAGTCCGAAAACTCGGACAAGGCCGCCTCCAGGTTTCCCTCGTCGGCATCACTGCCAGCTCGGGGCGTATTGATCTCACTGCCAAGGACAGCCAGGCGCAAGGCTTTCACGGCCTCCAGCTCCTGGTGCTGCACTTCCTTGCCCTGGGCCTGGCGGTCCAGGATGGACTCCACCAGCTCGGGCGCCTTCAGCAGGACCTGCAAAGGCGTCATGCCAGCCCATGGCTCGGCAGCCTTTGCCGAGAACTCGGTGGTGGTCACCTTGTGCTTGGACTCTGGGAAGCCGGCCAGCGCATCGTCCAGCAGCTTGGCCCGCTTCACGGCCTTGGAAACCGCCCCGGTGTTGGCCGGGATGGTCACACAGGAAACCTCCATCAGCTCGGCGTCCGTGATGTGGGGGGGCTCCATCTTGCCGCTGTCGGTGTCCTCCACGGGGTCGGTCATGCCGAACACGCGGAACCCGATGGAAAAGCTGTTCAGGGTGCCGTCCTCGTAAAGGCCAAACACCTCATCGGCCA